CATTTGTAGAAAAAATTAAATATCCAAGTCAAATTGGTATAAGACATTCTGAGCATGGTACAGTGAATGGCTTTGCATTCCATGTATCGTCACAAGGATCTGTAGATTCAGTTGTATCAGCAGATGGAAATGATGTCTATAATGTATTTTGTGTTGGTAAAGAGGCTGCTGCAAGAGTATCTCTTGAAGGTAACTCTAAATTCTTATATACCCCACCACTAGATCCTTTACACCAGAACTTTACTGCTGCTGTTAAATGGGTACAAGTACCTAGAATCCTCAATGACTCTTACTTGTTAAGAGTACGTTGTACAACTGCCTAAGGAGTATCATTTATGGCTATGATGCAAGGTAATTATACCGCAGACGGAACAGTTAAGTTGTTGGAAGTACCATTTGATGCTAATTGGTTAAAGATAATAAATTTAACTACAACTACAGCAGGTGGTGCTGGATCTATATCTGAAGTATTCTGGCAACAAGGCATAGATTATGGTCTTGGATATGCTAAATTAGCTGCAGATGATTCATTAGATGTGAATCAATTAGCTGCAGGTACAGGTGTCGCTAAATTTAATAGTGGTGAAAATCCATTAAGTGCTGTTAATGCTACGGGTACAGCTGTAAGTAATGCTGCTCCTCCTATAGTTTCTGCAGCATCTACAGTAGGACTTGTTGATGGAAGTATTGTAAGATTCGAAGATGTAACCGCAGCTGGACAACTTGATGGTATGGATTTTACCATTGATACGCTTGTTGCTAATACAACTTTTAGACTTCCTTATATGGCACAGTTAGCAGTTGCAGGTACAGGCAATAGTTTCTATCGTGTAAAATATGATAAATTATGGTACCCGCGTACTAGATTTATATCTGCTATCACACAGGCTGCTTCAGCTGTTATTACAATGACAGTTGTACATGATTATGCAGTAGGTGACTATGTAAGAATCATGGTACCAGATGCATTTGGCATGAAAGAAATGAATCTTAAAGAAGTACGGATAACTGCAATAAGTGTAGCAAATAATACTATTACAGTTAATGTTGACACTACAGCATTTACAGCATTTGCATTTGCAGCAGCGGGAGATTTACCGCTTGTAGCATATGCGGAAGTTGTACCGCTTAGTGGTCCTGTTACTAATGTACAAGTCAGAGGCTTTGAAATTCAATCAGGAGCAGGAGCTGCTGGTGGAGTTGCTAATGATGAAATCTATTGGATTGCAGGCGATTCATTCGGTATATAATTAATGGGGGCTTAGGCCCCCTATTACTTAAAGGAGAAATTTATGCAAGGAACTAATAAGCAACAAGAGATTAAGCCCGCTACAAAGCTAGAAGAAGCTTTAGGGCCTAAAGAAAAAGAGAAGTCTAAAAATAAAAAAGAGACACAAATAGTTGAGGGTATCTTTAAAAATTGGGAAGTCCGAGGGGCTCCTATTACATTTAGTTATTACTCAAAGGCTGTTTGCGATAAAAAAGGTGTACCAAAGAAGTATACACTAGAAGATGGTAAGAAATATAAGCTTCCATTTGAAGTAGCTCGACATATTAATACTTGTGCATATCCTACTAGTAAAGCTGAAGTTGATAAAAAAGGACACTATACAGGTAAGCGTGATGCTATGGTAAGACGTTATACATTTAGACGTGTCGATGATCTTATGGACAGTATCGATTAAATAAAAAGGGAGTTGTATGGCAACGTTCGAAAAGATTAAAGAAAAAGTTAGAAAGTTAACTAAAAGTCCGTCTACTACTCAATTATCAGAGGATTCTCTTAAAGAATATATTAATAATTTTTATTTATATGATTTTCCTCAAATAGTTCAGACGACAGATCTCTTTAAGAATATATCGTTCTCTACAACTCCAAATGTAGATTCCTATTCAACTACAATAGGTGACTTTCTTCTTAATTTGAAAAATTTTAAAGATTTTGTAATTATGACTGATCAACCAGTATTTTTGGCTGGTCGTGAGATTAGATTATTCCAAGATCCTCAGGATTTCTATAATCATTATAGACAAGTGAAGACTCTTGGATCGATAGGTACTGGGGATGGTATCATTACTAATTTTACTTATAATCTTCCTACTACTGTATTACATAATTCGGTTCTTATAGGATCACTTAATGCTGCAGGTGAAGCTTTAATTGTTAAGGATTTACCAAATACAGATACATATGGACGAGAAGCAAATGCTGGTACAATGCGTGATAATGCTAATAATAATGTAGGAACAATTAATTATCTGACAGGAGCTATAGATATTACATTTGGTGCAGCTCCAGCAGCAGGTGCAGATATTACATATGAATTATTTCCTTTCCAAGCAACGATACCAGATGGGATTTTATTTTTTGATAATACATTTACTTTACGACCTGTTCCTGACAAAGTATATGAGGTAGAACTTAAAGTGAGAGTTCAACCTACAGAATTTGATAATAATGCAGATCTTCCTATTGTAGAACAATGGTCTGATTATATAGCTTATGGTGCATCGAAAAAAATATTTGAAGATAGATCTGATATGGAATCAGTTAATTCGATTATGCCTGAATTTGAACGCCAACAAATACTTGTAATGCGTAAGACTAATCTAAATAAATCTAAAGAGAGAACGTCTACAATATTTACAGGAGCTGAGAATCTTACAGATACATGGTTCTATTTTGGAAGCTTTTAGGGGGATGAGATGGATAAATTCTTAATAGCGCCAATAAAATCAGGACTCAAGACAGATATAGTTCCTTTTATGACTCCTGAAGATTCATTTCAGTCGTTAAAAAATATGTTCATATATGAAGGAAAAATTAGGCGTCGTCCTGGAACTGTATTAATGGATACAGCAGATGCTCGAGGTCTTACTTCTAGACTGCGTATTAATATTGGGACTACAAATGTTGTGACTGGAGATTTAGGAATAACAGTAGTTCCAGGAACTGCTGCAATAGGACAACAATTTTCTGTAGGAGCAACAATATTTACTGTATATCAAGCTAATGGTGCGATGACTGTATCACCTGCAGGAGCAACTGGCACATTTAATGTGGGTACAAATACCGTAACTATTACAGGTGCAACTCCCAATACTACTGTATATTTTTATCCAAGCCAAATGGTTACAGGATTTGCTACATATTTTGCAGAAGTAGATTTAGTATTCGCTCTTGACCTTCAATTTGTATATTTATACGATACTACTACAGGTGGTTGGGAACGTGTAATTGGTGGTGCTGGATTATTTACAACGACAAGAGATGACAGGTTCTTATGGGAAAATTTCCAAGGAGCAGTATCTGGTGAAGCAGCTCTTTTTGTAACTAATGATGAGGATCATATTAGATATTATACTGCAACTACTCCTACATTTACTGATTTTATACCTGCCACTTCTGTTACGCCAAATAATAATATAAGAAAATGTGTTGATATTATAGGATTTCAAAATAGATTGCTGCTTTTGAATACTGTAGAATATGAAGGAGCATTAGTTAATGTTGATCATTCTAATCGAATAAGATATAGCGAATATGGAAATGCTTTTGCTGTAGACTCGTGGTATTCACCTCCTGGAATAACAAATAAGGGTGGCTTTGTAGATCTTCCTGCTGGTGAAATAATTGTAACAGCAGAAATTCTTGATGGTAGATTAATTGTATTTACACAAGATACTATATATGAATTAGTTTCAACAGGTAACTATAGAGAACCATTTCAGTTAGCTCTTGTAGATGATACTCATGGATCTGAATCTACAACAGTGGTCGAAGTTAATAATTCTATTATGTTCGCTAATAATTTTGGTATCTATATTTATGATGGTCGAAATATTAATAAGATTAGTATGACTTTAGATGATGATTATGATTCTTATGATTATAGATTTGGAATGATTCACAAAGATTCAGGTCTTGAGGTGATATATATATTGTTGTCATCAAGTCTTAATGGTAGATATCCAAATACAATGCTTATATATAATTATAGGAATAATACATATAGTATTGCAAATCAGATTGTTACTAGAATGGGGACTATTTATCGAGCAGAAACTGGAGAAAGATTAATTAAAAGAACTCCAATGACTGGTAATCATAAGGGTTATACGCATAAATTATTTGAGACATCATATAAGAATGCTCCATCTCAAAGTGTTATTATTCTTGTGCGCTTTGATGCTCAAAATATTGATTTAACAATGTATAATCATCAGTTGGTTGCAGGTTCTTATATAAGGATCGAAAATTCAATTCTTGCTGGATTTAATGGTTCATATAAGATAGAAGCTACTCCCGATGCCAATACTGTTAGGGTGCTTAATGATACAGTGGTGGTAGCTAATTATCTTGGAGATGGAACTGTTTCACGTATTGATATTGTGCAAATTGTTACAAAGCAATTTAATCCGTATATGAAGCAAGGATTTGGAACTTCAATTAATAAATTGGCTTTTAATGTTAGTCGTACATCAACTAATGGAAGATTGAATGTAATTGGACTACCAAATAATTCTCCTGTTGAAGTAACATTGCCAGATTTTTATTTAGGTTCAAGAAAGCTTGAAACTGGAGCTTATGCATTAGTTCCTGAAGAAGCTGTGCAACCTAGATTATGGCATCATGTATATCTTCAGACAGAAGCGGAAAGTGTCGCATTATTACTTAATTTTACAGAAGATGAGTTATTAGATGCAGATCTTCCATATCAAGCGATTACCATTAATGCAATAATGTTATATACAGAGCCGGCTAAATTTATTTAAGGCTTAGTATATTCTAGAATTATTCTAGTCGCTGTGTAAGTACTTAAATCTGCAGTAGTAGTAATATTAATATTAGCGTTATCAATTGTGATACTGATATCTGGATTTGATAATGGTATCCATTGAGGAGTTGCTGGATCTTTTGCAGTACCATATATTTTTATAAAATCCCAATCATTAGTTAATGTTAATCCATGAGCAATATTTATTGTTCCTATATTTGGAAGAGCTCCTTCATTAAAAGCTTTTCTATATATTATTTGCTGTTGACTTTGGTCTTTATCTACATACCATTGTTGCGGTACACAAGCTCATTTGTCTTCCTATATACATTGCGTAATAATTCAGTCTCATTTTGCGAATATGCAACGTTATCCGCTATTAAAATCTCTTGCGCCATAATTTTCCCTCTAATTTTTTTTGTATTGTGAATAATCTTAGTGTGAACATGTTCAATGATATATATATCATAAGTAGGAGATAAGTATTATGGCTATATTTACATTAGCGGGGCTAGCAGCTGCCACTCCGGCTATGCTTGCTGCTGCACCATACGTTCTTAAAGGTGGTGCATATGGGCTTCGAAAATTTAAGCAATGGAAAGATCCTGAAGGATTTCGACGTCAGCAAATATTAAAGCAAGCCGGTGCGACGCCAGAGCAGTATGAATTACGGAAACAGAATCTTAGTGAAGCTCTTGGGGCTATGCAACGACCTCAGCAAGTATTTTTACCAAGACAAGCGCAGATGCAACAAGGAGGTGATATTACTGCAGGATTACCACAAGAAATTGGGCGTCCTGCACAGCCAGCTAGACCAGGGAGTCTTACAGAAGTATTAAATGCAATGAATCAAGGAGCTCGCACAGGATATCAAGAAGATTTAGCTGGTATAGGAGCAAGAAGAGGTCCGGTAAGAAATCCACTTGGTAGAACATCAGGGCAATTAGGTATGATGTCAGATGCTTTAAGGGGTAGAGCAACAAATTTGGCAAGAAATAGATTCCAATTATTAGCTGATTTTGCAAATCGAAATGCAATGTCTGAGATGGAAGCTGGAGGGGTAAATCTTCAACGTGGAGGAGCACAAAATCAATTGCAGAATTTCTTACAACAGATGAGGCAGCAGCAACAAGGTGGTATACAAGCGCAATATTTGGGTCAACAAGGTATGAATGTTGATGAAGCAAATTTAAGAAATATTTTAGAAGGTGAGAGATATCAACAAGGTATTAGACAATTCAGAATAGGACAACAAGAACCGTATACAGCTCAACCAGCACCACAAGTTCAAGGGGTATAATATGGCTAAGCAAAGAAGATTTAGAATGAAAAAGGTTCCTAGTAAAGCACATTTAGGAACTTTAAGAGTATTTAAGAATTTCTATAATCTTAATAATAAAGAGCTTGAGCGTATTGTTACTGAGGGTCCGGTAACAGATCCATCAGTTGAAAAAATTCGTAGAAATTTTGAAGCAGCCGTATTTACTGATTTCAATAAATATTTCACCAAGGGAAATATGGCGACACTAAGTAAAGATGTGCCTCCTCAAAATGCGGCACTTGCAAAAGTATATAATAAGATTAAAGAATCTAAAGATACTACAACAATGAAGACTGTGGCACAAAGAGAAGCTGTTAAGAAAGGCAGGTTGGGGAACCTGCAGGAACACCGATAGGAACACCAGCAGCAGGAATAGCACCCAGTGGAGCAGCACCTGGTGGAGGAGTTGGTATTGCTACAGAACAACTAAAGAAGCTTTTGGATCTTATGCCTTCTGGTAAAAAGAAGGAGGCTGTTAAGTC